CTGCATCATCAAAAAAGGTTGTAATTGGCTTTACCAAATCATCAAAAAAGGTTGTGATTGGTTTTATGGCATTGGCCAATGCCTTTTGTGGATTATAAAGGGCTTTCATAGCATCACTAGTTGCTGCAACTGGTTTACCATCAACTCCTAATCCAAATATTTTATAAATCCTTTGTCCAAGAGCTTTCACACCTTCCTCAGGTAAGAATATAATTCTTGATAAATTTTTACCAAAATCACCAAATTTACCTGCAATGCGTTTTACACTACCTAAAAAATCTCCAGCTCCTTTTCCTAAAATTCCAAAACCTGTTACCAATCTTTTACCAAGTTGTGCCAAGCCTACAGCACGAATAGCATCGTCTACGCCTGTAAGACTTGCACCGATCGCGGTAACTGCAGATGCCAAACCACCTAAACCTAATATTGGTGGTAACATAGAGGAATCACTTGATCTAGCAGTAGCAGGTGGAGCAACTACTGGGACAGAACTTTTTTCCCTCATTTTTTCAAGCATATCAAGTTGTGATTGCTTCATTAAGGCCAATAGTTTATTAATACCTGATGCAACACCGGCAAGGCCAGCCGCCATTTTATCTTGACCTTGAGTATTTTCTTTTGCATTTAATATTAATTGTTGTTTGATTTCCTGCAAACTAGCCACGATTCTGCTCCTGCTCTTGTTTCTGTTTTTCTTCCTTCAAATAATTTAATAACATGCCTACGTATATTTCTCTTTCCCATGGAATCATTTCTTCTATCTCACGTAACGAATAATTATGATGTTGCATTAGGGAAAAATTAACTTGATAATAATTCTCTAATGATTCATGAGATAGAGCTATGATAAAAAACTTTCCACACCCTCCACGGTAACTTTGTTTTTATGTGAGCATTTTGTACATTCAAAATTTACATCATGTTTTAATTTAGGTATCTGCTCAAAAAATTCTTTTATCTTTGTAAATTGGCCTGAGCTCATAGATTCTAAAAAGTCCTGTAATTCAGTTTCAGATATATCTTTTGCTAAAATTCTTTCTGATCCTGTATTAATTGATTTTATACATTTTGCAATAATTGCAAATGCTGATTCAGTATTATCCTCAATAATTGTAAGATTTTTTATATCATTAAATGTGGGCCAATCAACCTCAATGGTTATATCTTGTTCTAATTCAATTACCTTTTCAATCTCTGGTAGTGTTACCTTAATTGAATCAAGTGGAATTACTTGGTCATTTGTGGTGGAACATTCAGAACATTTTAAACCCAATTTTACCGTTTCACCTACGCTTTTTGCTCTTAATTGTAAAAAGACATATTCAATATCAAAGGTTGTTAATTTACCGGCGCTAAAATTATCATCGGTTGCACATGCATTAATTGTATCAACGAGGCCATTTAAGGCGTCGCTTTGATTGCCACTTTCCATAGCAATCATTAATGCCTTTTCTTCCTTCACTAGAAAAGGACGAAATCGTGCTTTAATTCCATTCGATGGAATGGTCAATTCATATTTTGGGTTACTATTAAGTTTTGGTAAAGCCATTATTTACTCCTAGATATTCGCTTCAAATTGAAAACCTCCTGGAAGGTCTATATTAATTGTTTTTTGTGATGATTGTATTTCACGCCAGTTTGTGTATGCAAATTGCACACTCATCTCTAAAAATCCATCTGGTTCCTGAGTAAACTCTGTCGCAGTTGTTGTAATTGGAAATGCCTCAAGTAGTTCTACTGAGTACACAGGTGTTTGTATTTGTACTTGTGGAAATGGAGCAAAGGATCTTGTTATATTTCTGGTTATTGGCGATGGAGGAATACCAAGTGATGAAAGCGATAACGCCGGTGTTGCCACAGCAAGTTGATGTATCTTTACAGATTTCTTATAATCGTCCTTATAGTTGGCAGTTTGTGCTGTTTCATTAATTGTTAATGCTCTCCATGCATCAAAATATTTTTTTACTCTATAATCATTTAAAATTAAAAATGATATATTAATATCATCAACAACATAACCATAGGCAATCTTTTCTGATTCCATGCCTATTCTTCTTTCATGTGTTGCTATCTGTTTTGCCGGTAATGATGCAGTACGACATAGGATACTTAAATCTCTTGATGTTAATGGATTTCCTGGAATCGATGGTAATTCAACATGAAATTTATTTGGCTTTGCAAGACCACCTGCGCCTGAAATCGTACTTTTTAAAACATTAATACTCATGCCATTTTCTTTCTAGAATCTTTGTATACTTTATTTGCATTTGCTTTATTCCAATCAGCCATTGGCAGAAAAGTTGCAATTTCCCATTCGGGTTCCTCAACCAAGGCAAATGCACTTTTTACATGTTTGGTTAAATAGTGTTTTCTTGCCGGTGCAAGAAATTTACTTGGAACACTACCTCGACCTAATATTGCATCAAGAGCTCTTGATCTTAAAACTGGTGGTAGGTAATGTAAATTTAATCCATAAAATCCATTTGGTGCTGGTCCAAGCATTATAATTAAAGGAAATCCATCATAATATGGCAATGTTTTTTTAAACTTAGGATCATAAAAAAACATATACATATTACCCATTGGATCCTTATCAACTTTTTTTGTTTTTGATAATAATTCATCGTCCATAATTTTTTCACGATCTCTTATTACTCTGCCTCGAAACATCTGTCGAGCCTTATTACGAAACCATTCGATGCTCTGCTTTGTCCGTGGTGTAATACCAGCACGAAATGCCTCGAATTCTAATTGTTTAAATAATGATTCATTTGCCATAGTAGTAGTATTTATAATTATTTTTTGGGTTTTTTACGGCGATAAGGAGGTAATCTTTTTAATGGTTTTTTTATTTTACCTGGTACAGGTTTTGTCATTAATCCCATTTCCTGTAAAGTTTTTTCGGTCCATATCTGAAATTCCCATTTACGATCCTTACAATAGGCTTCTGCTGCCTCCCATTTATTCATATTTTTAATATAGGTTAAACCCTCGGTAATGTATTTTTTGGTGCGTCTTGGCCCTGTTGGTGGCGATGTTTCCTTTTCCGGTTTAATTTCAATCAAAAGAATCTTATCCTCCATGATTATTTTTAGATCTGGAAAATATCTATGATACCTTTTATCTGCATCATAATAATATGGTATGATAATCTCTTCACTAGACCAACCTTTTACTTTTGGATTTACATCACACCACATAAATGCAGATTTTTCCCACAACGAACGATATACAACATTGGCATGATTGCCTTTATATTTTTTAGGATTCTTTACTACATAATGCCCAGAATATGCCATCTTTTCACTATAAATACATTCAAAGTGTTTATATTATCTATAAGGGAATAAAATGGCATTACCGGATAACAGTGGTCAAGGGCCTTACATGTATCCTATTACTAGGGATCCAGAATTTAAATCAAAAATAGTATTTCAAGCAATAAAAGTTTTACCTCCAAAATTTACGGCAAGCTTTTTTTCATCGTCAACTGCTGATGAGATAAAAGGTGGAGATAAAACACCAGAAAGAAAAGCAACAAGTGAGGAAATAAAGGTCGCATCATCTGGTATAAAAACAAGTGTAATTCGAGGAGAAAATGTTAGTCTTTATGTTCCTATTTCATTTAATGTTAATGATACTTTAAGATATACAAATGTTGAATTGGGTCTTGCCGGATCAGCTGTTGCACGGTCTGCCTCAAGAGGTGGTTCAATAGGCGCCGGTATTTTTCAAGCGTTAAAGGAAACTGGCCAATCTCTTTTTGATTTCTTTTTAGGTACCGGGGCAGCAGGTGAAACCGCAGCTGTTGCGGCTGTAAGAGGTAGTCAAATGACTCCATTACCGACCAGTATAAAAAATGCTGTTGGATTAACTGCAAGAGTTACATTAAATCCTAATTTACGAACACAATTTCAAGGGGTTAATGTTAGGGATTTTTCATTTCAATTTAGTTTTTTTCCTAAAAATCAAGATGAATCAATTATGGTTAAAAATATAGTTAAGTTTTTTAGATATCACGCATACCCTGAGGAACTTCTATATGTAAGAGATTTTTCAATTGCATATAGGTATCCAAATTTATGTAGAATAAAATTATTATCTGAAGCAAATGAAGGTCCTGTTGGACCAAGTGGACAAAAAATATTTAAAAATATAGGCACACCAATTAAAATGTCATACTTAACTGGCGTTCAAACAAGTTATAACCAAGTAAATGCCGTGTTACATCCTGATGGTTCGCCAACTCAGATTGACATAAATTTGGTATTTTCTGAATATAAGGCTCTCAGCAGAAGAGATATTCAAAATGAGGACGATGATGTTTTTTATCAGTTTGAAAATAGCACTGCAGTTGAACAGCACAAAGCACACGGTGGCACATAATGAATTTTTTTAGATATTTTCCTAGAACCTTTTATAAGTTTGGTGATGAAGCAACCGATGACGTTTTTGAAAATCTTTCAATATATTCTGATGTTGTTGATCAAATAAAGGATAAGGTAACATTATATCAAGACTATAATATTTTACCTGACGAGAGACCTGATCAAGTTTCACAAAAAATATATGGAACTCCAGATTATCATTGGACATTTTTTCTGATGAATGATAAATTAAGAGAATCAGGTTGGCCATTATCAAATAGCGAATTATATTTGTTTGCTCAAAAGAAATATAATGTCACGGTTTTAACCACTCGTACAAAAATATATGATAAATTTAAAATAGGCCAATCCATGTTAGGTCTTACATCTGGCGCGTCAGGAACAATTATACACAGAAATTTACAACTTGGTCAGTTGTGGGTTAAAGGCATTCCTGATCCAGCATTTTTAAATTCTGAATTAATTTCATCAACGAATGCTGAGGGTGTTGGAGAGTTTATAATTTTAAATAATTCTGAAATACAGTATAATGCTATTCATCATTATGAAAATACAGATAAGGAATGGGTTGATATTGGTTTTGAAAATAATGATGATTATTCAGATCCAGGTGGCTTATTAACACCAATTACGTGGTTGGATAAATTATCAGCTAAAAATAGTGATTTAAAACAAATACAAGTTATTAGACCTAATTCCATAGAAATTGTAGCAGAATCATTTAGAACAGCCGTAGGATTGTAATATGGCTGATACCAAATCTCCCGATGCAAAAACAAGTTTTAGATTTGATTCAATTTTACTTGAATCAGAAAGACTTCAGTCTCCCATAGAATGTAAAGGTATTGTCACAGATTTGGATATTTATGAACATATTGATAAACCGTACTTAACTGCAAAATTATTGTTACTTGATAGTGAAAAATTAATTGAAAATGTTGATTTTTTAGGTGGTGAAAAATTCACAATTTCAATTAAATCAAATAAACCAGGATCAAAAGTAATTGTTAATGTTTTTTATGTCACGGATGTACCAACCATAGAAAAAGTTAATAATGATATTCAAGTAGTTGGATTTCAATTGATGGAAGACTTTGCATATTTTTCAAATGTTCAAATTATAAGTAAAGCATATTCTGGTAAGATATCTGAAATTATTACAAAAATTTCAAAAAACTTTTTACAGAGCAAACCAATTAAAACTAATAGTGCTGATAAAAATAATATAAAACTTATTATACCTAACCTTAACCCTATCCAAGCATTAATTTGGTTAAAACAAAAGGCAAAAACAATTAATGGGTATCCATTTTTTTTATATTCAACCCTTGCAAAAAAAGAATTACAATTTTTTGATTTAGGCACAATATTAACAACCGATCCAATAAACGGTGATGCACCATTTAGAACACATACTGCCTCTGCAAATTCTAAATCTGAGGCAAGAAATAGAAATATTATAGCAGCAAATTTTTCAAGCACGGCAACATTATTTGATTTAATTGAAAATTCTGTTATTGGTTCTAATTTTGAATATATTGATACAGCAAACGAAACAAGAAATATATTTCATTTTGATGTAATTAAAGATTTATTTAAACCATTAATAAGTAAATCAGTATTAAAACAAGGGCAAAACAATCCACCAGTATCGCCAAAATTTACATATGAAAATAAATCATTTAATGAATTAACCTCATCATATGTATCAATAATTGGTGGTGGGCATAATTACAGAACAATAGATACTGATGAATATGTTTTAGGTTACGGCGAAGAAAAAACCTTGGCAGATTATAAATTAAAGGTTATATCTAAAGCAATGAATAAAATTATTCGAGGCGAACCCTTAAATATTACTATTGATGGGTCTGATTTTATTGATGGTAATAAGCACTCGACGATAGGTAATTTAATTAATATTGAAATACCAACATCAAAACCAGAGGCTCTTGGTTCAAATATAGATAAAAAGAAATCAGGTGAATATCTTATGTTTGCGGCAAGACATACATTTAAAAAAGAAAAATATGATCTTTCGTTAACATGTATAAAATTAGGTAGGCGTAGAGGTTAATATGGAAATACCAAATACATTAATGGATTTTTATGGTGATCATACAAGATGGTTTATTGGCGACATAAAAAGTATTAACGACCCATTACAGTTAGGAAGAGCACAGGTAAGAATATATGGTATTCATGTAGGATCACAAAACGATATTCCTGATGCAGATTTGCCATGGGCACAACCATTAATGCCTATTACCGAAGGTGGTACTAATGGGCTTGGCAATAACCTAGGAATACAGGTTGGTGCTAGAGTTTTTGGTGTTTTTTTAGATGGCGAACATTCACAGAATCCATTAATACTTGGATCACTTCCAAAATATGAAGAGGCCGCGCCTGGTGGTAAAACAACAAATCAACTTGCTCGTGGAACAAATACTCTTAGTAAAACTGTAAGTGTTTCAGGTGCTCCATCCGATCCTTATGCAGCGACATATCCTCATAATAAAGTAATAGAAACTACCAGTGGCCATGTTATTGAAATTGATGACACACCGAATGCTGAAAGAATAAACATACATCATAAATCTGGAGCATATATGGAATTCCATCCAGATGGAAGTTTAGTGATAAAAACAGCAAATACATATGTTGAAGCAGGTGATATGGAAATTAAGTGTAGTGGTAATTTTAAAGTAAGTGCAGCAAGGATTGATTTAAACTAATGCCAGCTATTGTAAGAAAAGGTCTTGATAAACATATTGGACATGCTAGTCCTACTCCGAACCCATTTCATAAAACAAGTTACGCTACTGGATCAAGTGATGTTTTTGTAAATGGTGCTAGTGCTGTAAGAAAAGGCGACATAACTGCTTGTGGAGATCCGGCAACTGGTGCTTCATCAAACGTATATGTAAACGGAATACAAGTTCATCGTAAAGGTGATGGTACCGGAGGACATGGATCTTGGGTCGGTAATGCAGCGGCTACTGGTTCAGGAAACGTTTTTGCAAATGGCTAATATATCACTAACACCTCCTTTATATAACGGCACTACCAATGATTATGGTGGTATTACAGGGTTAACTTTAGTAAGATCAGAAACAACTAATCCAGTCACTACTCAAACAGGTACAAATTTTAGTGCTGCATTTAATATGGCAGCAAATACTGGACCACAACTTATTGGTAACCCTAGTATGACTCAATCAGGGTATGATATAGGATTATCTGGAACAGGTAATACTGCTGGTACAGGCATTTATGGATGTGTATCCGCCTGTTTAACCCAAATGGGAGCCACAAATGTATCCGTAGGTTCAAATGCATTTACTACTTTCAGAACGACAGCAACCTATACTTCTAATCCTGGAACAACTTTAACTTTTTCGGTACCCATTTATGTTCAAAATTTTGGGCCTGATGTCTACGGTGCTTCAAATGTTGCTGTTGCTTACGTATCAGCTGTAAATACAACAACGCAGGTAACAACCACTGTATACACGTTTACAAATAATACTGGTGATATAGTAACAATTGAAGGTACAACTATTGCAAATGGTGCTTCTAGTGCCGTTACTCCTGTCGGACAGTTTGATATAACATATGTCATACAGGAAGAACCAGAGGAGGAAACAGAGGAAGAAACAGAAGAGGAAACCACAACAGCCGTTGTCGCTGCTGTTGTTGTAAAACCTGTTATACCTTCTGTTTACGTTTATGGAACAGGTGCTACAGGATTTGGAACCGGTTTAACAGGTTATTTTTATCCGCTTTATACAGATATTAATGCCTCAGCATTATCAGCTGGATATCATGTTCACACCTTTACTGAATATGTAGGATATACATTTTATATGCCAAATGGCGCTATGAATCATGCTATTTCATCTCGTCCTACGGCTATAAATAAATTTATTACAGGTATTGCTGAATTAGATAATTTAGAACCTATAATTGGAAATCCAGATTATGCAACACTATTGCCACAAATTGAGGCAGAAACAGATCCCGTAAAAAAACAAGCATTAATAGAGCAATGTTATCAATTTATAGTTCCACTTTCTCAAGCTGAAGAGGAACTTTTTGCCCATATAAATAATGATTATGTAGAGGATAATCCAAATTCTACTGATGGAACACCGGCTACATTTATAAGTCATGTTGGTGTTTATTATGATGAAATTGGTAGAACAACTGGTACACCTGAAGCACAACAATTAGCCGTTGTTGTTGCAGAAATAGATGAAACTGTTATTGCAACAGGTTTAATTGCTGAATATGGAATAGGAGAATATGGTGTTAATGAATATGGTGGATAATAATTATGGCGTATAATAAAACAACAGATTTTGCTGCAAAAGATGCCTTGCCTGCTGGAGATACTAATAAAATAGTCAGAGGTTCGGAAATTAATGCCGAATTTGTTAATATTCAATCTGCTTTTTCTTCTGTGAATTCCGAACTTAGTAGTTTGTCAAGTGTGGCAACTTCCGGAGCATATTCTGATTTAAGTGGCACACCAACAATACCATCGGCTCAATCTACAGCTTATTCTGCTGTTGGAACCTATATACAGGGGTATCATTATATAGGTGCAGTTCCCGCTGCTGGTGGTACATTTCCTGGTTCTAGTTTAAGATCCTCTACTGCAGCAGGAACTCGGTGGTCAGCAGCTGCTGGAGCTGCGTTACCTGGAACTTGGAGACTTATGGGATATACATATCCTCCTACTGCTGCCAGTGTGCAAGCCGATAGGACAAGTCTCTATGTTAGAATATCATAAAGGATTAATA